GGGTGAATATGCCTTGTTCAGCGAAGCCCAAAGAAAACAAATCTTAAAACAGTTCGCACAGGTGGTGGTTGTCTAATGACTACAAAAGCAGAAGAGTTACGAGCGCAAGCAAAGCAAGCCCGACAAGATTCGCTAGATTCATTTGAGCGTTGCGATACAGACGGGTTTCTATCTCAATGGGCTTCAGATTGCTCAGCGAGTTTATTGTTACGAGAAGCAGATTTAGCCGAGAATAATTATCTTTGGGGTTTTGCAACCCTAGGTGATAAAGATGGCAAGTTGGTTCCAAACAAAAAAATTGCCACAAAGTTTGGATACGCTTTTGCGGTCTTTGCTTCGTTCGCAGACTTGGCGGTTAGAGATGCTCAAATCATTGAATGGGTCGGGACAGGCGATAAGGCGATAGCCAAGAAGGGCTACACCGAAATTATTGTGGAAGCCAAGGGCAAGGTTGTCTTAGGAAAAGGTTTGAATCCAAGCGCCTTTATAGTTCCAGCAGTTCCATTCTTTACAACCGAGAACAGCACAATCATAAAATAATCAATACGCTATACTAAACTCAATGTGCGCTTAGTCGCCTGAGTTTTTCGTCTCTTCCGTGTCCCGAGTGACCTGACGGTCACTCGGGTTTTCTATGTGCCGTCACGGAGGAGGTTTGAATGGCTCGTTATCGAGTCTTACAGGGTATTGATTACCCACCTAACAAACGCGCCGAGGCTGGAAAGATTGTTGAAGATATACCAGCAACATCGGTCAAGTGGCTTTTAGATTCAGGCATTATCGAAGATGCCGATAAGCCAAGCAAGAAAATTGAAGAGCCTGTTATCGAAGAACCTAAAGTCGAGCCAGTCGTAGAAATAGTCGAAGAACCAGTTGTCGAAGAAGGCTTTGACCCTGATGCTATCGATGGCGACAAAGATGGTTTTCTCCAAGACGGCACCCCATTCCAGCGTCCAGTTGAGGAGAAATAATGCCTACATTCGCCCACGGTAAAAATGTCAATGTCTTTCTTGATGAGTTTGATTTTTCTACTTACTTTACTGATGTCAGCGCTTCAACAAGTGTTGATACAGCCGAGACTAGCGCTTTTGGAACAAGCGCAAAGTCCTACATTGTTGGTCATCGAGACGGAACAGTCTCTCTATCAGGGATGTTTGAGGCTACTGCCTCCACAGGTACAGATGAATTTTTTGATGATGCTCTTGGTAACGCAACCAAGACCAAAGTAATTGTTGCTCCAGCAGGTCATTCAAATGGCGCAGGAGCAATCATGCTAGTTGCTGACGATACATCCTACGAGGTCTCAAGTGCCATCGCAGATGTTGTCCAAGCAAGCGCAGAATTCCAATCAACAGATGCAGTTGAACACGGGGTAATACTTTCCTCGGGTGCAACTGTTTCCGCGACTGGAAATGGAACAGGCGTAGATAACACCACTTCCTCCACAAATGGCGGAGCGGGATTCTTGTCAGTTCCAGTTAATACCCGTAACGGAACAATCGTTGTAAAGGTTCAACACTCAGCAGATAACTCAACTTTTGCTGACCTTGCTACTTTCACAACCGTTACAAGCACTCAGAAAACCTCAGAAAGAGTTGAGGTTGCAAGCGGAACAACAATCAATCGATACCTACGAGTTCAATACACAGTCGCAGGTTCAACAGGCTCGGCTACCCCTGTGGTGGCTTTTACTAGGAGGTAAAAAAATGCCAACATTTAGACATGGTAAATCCACCGTATTCAAGGTAGACAACAACGCTGGAACCCTTACCGATATTAGCAATACCCTTACAGATGTTTCATTCCCACAATCAGTAGACACAGCCGAGACCAGCGCTTTTGGTTCCTCAGCAAAGTCTTATGTAGTTGGGCTATCAGATGCAACACTTTCAGTATCAGGTAACTTTGATGCAACAGTTGATGCTCACCTAGCGGCTATCGTAGGAAAAGCAGATTCAGTTTCATTCGAGTACGGTCCTGAAGGTTCAACAGCAGGGTTCGTCAAGTACACAGGAGAGGCACTTCTAACTTCTTACGAGAAGAGCGGTGCTGTCGGAGATGTAGTTTCGTACTCAGCCGAATTCCAAGTAACAGGCGCCGTAACACGCGGTACCTACGCTTAGTAGTAATTGCCTTAAAAAAACTTAATAAATTATCGTGACCAACCTAGTGTCCCAAGGAGAAAAAGAAATGGCAGATTTACGCGGAAAGATATTCGAAGCAGACGATATTACGAAAGAGTTACTGGAAGTTCCTGAATGGAAAGTTTCAGTAGAGATTCGTTCTATGACGGCTGGACAAAGAGCAAGACTTACTGAAGGGGCGACCTCGGCAGATAAAGTTGATGTCTCTAATATGTACGCAAGGACTGTTATCGCAACTGTATTCGACCCTGAAACGGGTCTACCAGTCTTTACCGAAAATGACCGTGAAGCGATTCTTTCAAAGAATGGCGCAGTCATTGAGCGTTTGGCAACAAAGGCTCTTGGCAGTTCAGGTCTAGGTGACAAGGCGGTAGAAGAATCACAGGCTCGATTTCCTAAAGAATCCTGAGAGACGGTTTCTTTTCGAAATAGCAGAAAAGTTAGGTAGGACGGTGGGAGAACTTCTTTACGGAAGTGGTTCCCACCGCCCACTTAGCAGTATGGAATTAACTGAGTGGAACGCGTTCTATCTTCTCAAAGAAAAAGAGCGCGAGAAAGCCGAGAGAAGAGCGAAGGCTAGGAGATAAATGGCTGAATCACCTACCATGGAAGTCCGCGCTCGGTTATCGGCGGACTCAGCCCAGTTTACTCAAGGCATGGATAAAGCCGTTAAATCGGCTAATGAGTTCCAACAGGCTTCATCTAAATTACAAGGTTCATTAACAGCAATCGGCGTTGCTTCAGGCGCGGCGATTGCTGGACTTATTGCTTTTGGAGTGAAGTCTTTCAAAGCGGCGGCTGAAGTTGAACGCTTAGATTTAGCACTTGAGGCAGTCGGAGCATCAAGTGGTAAAGGTTATGAAGCCCTTAAAGCAACTTCCGATGGTATGCGAAACCTAGGCATCAAAGCCTCAGTTGCTCAACAGACCACGCTGAAGTTTGCACAATCAAATATAGATTTGTCTAAGGCAACGGAACTTGCAACAACGGCGCAAAATTTATCTGTTGCCTCAAATACAAGTGCAGAACAAGCGCTTCAATCGGTCACCTTTGCAGTCACAACAGGTAACACCCGAGTTCTTCGTCAGATAGGTATTACTACTGGAGCCTCTGACGCTTATGACAGATATGCCCGTTCTATCGGTAAAGCCTCTAAAGACTTAACTATGAATGAACGGCGTCAAGCGGTTGTAAATTTAGTCTTGAAAGAAGGAGCCAAAGCGGCGGGCGCTTATGCCTTGGCTATGGAATCTCCAGCCAAACTCATAACAATGTTTGGCGATTTACACGATGAATTGCAAGTGGCTATGGGTGGGGCTTTGGTCAAAGGCTTTGGACCAATTATTAAATCAGCCTTTAGGTTTGAGAAAACATTTATTGATGCCGTGGAGTCGGGGGGTAAATTATCAGTAATCCTTGAGGCTATCCAAAAAGTATTTGTAAAATTAACAACTCCGATAGCAACAGCCATAGATAAATTCTCAGATTTCATTGCGGGTATGGATGAGACTGGTACTAAGGTCAATGACCTTGCGAGTAAATTTGAAATGATTCTTCCCGTTATAGCGGCATTTGGAACATACTTTGCAACCAAGGCTGGTAAGGCTGTATTTCAAAATGTGCCTATCTTTGGACAACTTCTCAGTAAGATAAGTCCAATCGCAGTTGCATTTGTAGCCATGGCTATGACATCTACCCAAGTTCAGACAGCGATGGGTCGTCTGTTTTCAGCCCTACAACCTTTATTGGGTGTGGGTAAAAACATCGGAGATATATTTGGCAAAGTAATGGCTGGAGCGGTCATGGTCTTTGCTAAAGCAATTAACGGCATTGCCTTTGCTATTGAAAAAACAACTAAGTTTTTTAGAGACCATAAAACTATTCTTTACATTGTCGTAACCGCTATTACGGCTCTTGGTCTTGGTTATATTGCTCTTACGATTTATACTAAATTACAAACAAAAGCAACTGACCTTTTGACAATCGCTAAAACAAAATTGACAAGAGCCATTGCTATTCTTACTTCTACTACCATGTTAGTTGTCGCTGGCATTGTTGCCCTTGTAGCGGCGTTTGTTTATGCTTGGCAAAACAGCGAGACCTTCCGCAATGTAGTCACAGAAGTCTTTAACACAGTTGCTCAGGCAGTTGGCACAGCGCTGTCCTTTATTCTAACTGGGCTTGGTAATCTTCTTATTGCTTTTGGTTTAGCCATATCTCCAAC